CGACATCACGCAGTCATCCTTTGCATTCACGATTGCCGAACAAGAGTGGAGCGAGGACCGCAGCGTGCGCAAGGTGGTAAAGATGGCTAGGCTCCTAGACGTAAGCCCAGTGACGTATGCCGCGTACCCTACGACCTCCGTGGCAGCGCGGGAAATGGCGCAGCAAAAGCCTGAGCCAGTAGAAGAAACTCAAACGATTTCAGAGGCGCAACCTGAAAAGCAGGAAGTGCGTACCTTTGAGCAAACAGCGGAGAAGACCGCAAAACAATTTAAGATTATGAATTTTCGCAACTCAAATGATGCGGCCCGCTACGTTTCTCAGCTTGAGGACAAGTTGGCGAACATCAACGCCCTCGCAGAAACCGAGGAGCGCGCGTTGACTTCTGAAGAATTGGAAGAGACGCAAGACATTCACGCGAAGCTCGAAGCAGCTGAACAGCAGCGCGACGCTTTGTCAAAAAACGAACAGCGCCTCAAGGCTCGTGCCGTTGCACAAGATGCCGTTGTACGAAGCGACAAGGAGGCAATCAAGGCAAACGCCAAGTTTGACTTTGGTAAGGCTTTGCGCGAAGCTGCACAAGGCGGCGTGACTGGCCTCGAAAAGGAGGTGATGCAGGAAGCACGCAAGGAAGCCAGCGCTTTGGGCCTCGGCTTGCGCGGCGATTTCAGCATTCCACAGTCAATGTTGATTGAAGCTCGTAACGTATACGGCACAACTGCAGGCGGTTCAGTTGATGACGGTGTCACAACTGTAGCCACTGAAGTAACCGCATTGGTTGGCGCTTTGCGTTCTAACTCAATATTGGCAGCTACTGGCGCCACTCAGCTCAACGGCTTTGTTGGTGACATCAAGATGCCATCACTGCCAACTGACGCGGCAGAAGAGCCAGCAGAAGCAGCAGCTATCAGCGGCAACACTGGGTCAATGGGTTCACAAACTTTGTCGCCTGCTCGCATCGCACAGCAGATGATTGTCACCAAGGAGGCCATCAACCAAACGAACGGCAACATGTCTGCAGTTATCGCTGCTGATTTTGGCCGATCTATCGCAAATGTTCAAGACAAAATTGCTTTGAACAGCATTCACGGTGTTGGTGGTGCAACTGCTTTGGCTGGTCAAACTGGTACGGTTGTAGGCCGTCTTGAAGCTGGCGACAACGACATTCCAGCATTGACTGCTGACAACGTTCGCGACTTGTGGAGCACAATCACTGCAAACGGTGCAGAGAATAACACGCAGTTCGTAGCTCACCCAAGTGACTTGGCTTACTTGATGGGCCTTGCTAACGTGTCAAGCGTAAGCGCTTTGGTTGAGAACGGCAACATGTTTGGCTACAATGTACTGTCAAGCGGTTCTGTTCCTTCTATCGACGCCACTGCTGTCTACGCTTCTGAGTTCTTGAGCAACGCAGAAGATGTAGCATTTGGTTCAAACGGTTCAGCTTTGCGTTTCTTGTACTACGGTGATTGGACTGATTTGTTTTACGCTAACTGGGGCGGCCTCGACGTAACTGTCGATCCATTCTCTGGCATCTCAGCTGGAACTGTTAAGATTGTTGTGGACACTTTCTTTGACGCAAAAGTCCGACGCGCTGGATCACTCGGTGCTATGGTATTCGCACAGGATACTATCTTGGGCGCTGACGCGTAAGGTTAGATTGATTGAATGAGAAAGGCCTCGCAACCATGCGGGGCCTTTTTTTTATCTTGCACCCATGTACTACACTTTAGAGATTACTGGCGCAGCTGCCGAGGCCAGCATTGTCAGCACCGCCGACCTCAAGACATTTTTGCGCGTAGACCACAGCGATGAGGACACGCTTATCGAGGCGCTACGCAGTGCGGCCATCGAGTACGTGCAGAATTATTGCAACGTACAGCTCGGCGACGTTACGGCGGTCATGTATCTCGACGAGTTCCGTGGTACGTGGGAAATTCCTGTGGGTCCTGTGCGCAGCATCACAAGCATCGTCTACAACAACACGCCGAGCACAACGCTAACCTTGAGCACGGACAACTACTACAGCGACCTCAAGCGCAAGCCAGCACGCATCACCACCATTTCACCGCCAACTGTGCATCCAGATACAAGCAACGGCGTGCAGGTGACGATGGAACTTGGCTACCTTGAGGCCGAGGTGCCCGACGGTTTGATTCATGCGGTCAAGCTGCTGGTCGCACACTTCTATGAGAACCGAAATATCGTGGTAGTAGGCACAAGCACAGCAGAGGTGCCGAACCTGATCCACAGCTTGCTAAATCCTTACCGCGTAATTTCTGACCGATGAGAATAGGCAAGAGCGACCGACGCATAACGGTGGAGCGATACACCACGAGCACGAACGCATACGGCGAGCGCGTGCAGACGTGGAGCACCTTGCTGACCGTATGGGCCGAGCTGATGAAGACGGGCGAAGGTATGACCGAGCGCATCAGCACTAACCAAGACATGCCAATTCAGCGCGTGCGGTTTAAGGTTCGCAGCAGCAGCGACAGCCGAGGCATCAAGGCTGACGACCGCGTGGTGTACAATTCGAAGTATTACAACATCCAAGGCATTGAGGAGGTTGGCCGACAGGACCAGCTGGTTTTGCTTTGTCAAATCACTGGCACCTGATGGCACGGAAAGCTACAGTATTTGCACACACGACGCCGCTTGAAAAGCAGTTCAAAGAGATTGCCAAGCATATCAGGGATAGCAAGACGCAGCGCAAGATTCACCGCGCGGCTGGCAACGTCATCAAAAAGGAGATGATCGGCAACATCCGCGATGCGCGTGAGACGATTCGCCTGCGACGTGGACACACCGCGCGCAGTGAGACCTTTGGCAAGCCTTACAAGATGGATATTCCAGTCGGTACGCTGCGCAGGTCGGTCAAGGTTTGGCTGATAGACAATCAGCACAACTCGTATTGGGTCGGGCCACAAGTAGGCCGCCGCGCACCAGTAGACGAGGACGGCTGGTTTGCTAACATCGTAGAAGGTGACGACCAGTTCATCAAGGGCAGCAACCGAAACAAGGACGTGTTTTTCAAATCCATCACAGCAGCTGCACCGAAGGCATTTGACAAGATGCGCGAGCAGTACCGCAAGGAAATAGCAAAGACAGTAAACGCAACACGAGTAAAATGAACGCAGGAAAGGCAGTATATGGTATTCTTAGCGCCAACAGCGGCGTCACTGACATTGTAGGCACTAACATCTTTCCAGAGATTGCAGAGCAGGAGACCGCTGTGCCGTTCGTCGTGTACCAGTTGCAGAGCGTAGACCCAGACGACACGCACGATGGACCGTCGAAGCTCGATGAGGTACGCTTTGAATTTCTGTGCTACGCTGACAGCTACAATGCGGCGGCTGACTTGGGTGTGGCGGTCCGTGCTGCACTCGATCGTGTGAGCGGCACATACAACGGCGTGCACGTTGAAAGCATCCAGTTCAATGACGTCGACGTGAACATTGAATACGACCCACGCCGCTACAGTCAGGTGCTGACGTTCACCTTTCGCATCAAGCGCGACGACGTGACCATTGCTCTGGGAACGCCAGTGACGGGTGCGGTGCTTGGTGATCTGAGCGACGTGGATGTGACTGGAGTTACGAACGGTCAGCTAATCGCATACAACAGCACGAGCGGCAACTGGGAGCCAGCGAATGACGCAGGAGGTGCTAACGAACTGAGCGACCTAAGCGATGCAAGTGTAAGCCTACCGAGCGACGGTGAGGTGCTCATTTACAGCGGCGGCGAGTTCGTGAATGACAACATCGCGATAAGCAACGTAACGGGTTTACAGGCGGCACTAGATGCAGCGCCCGACAATTTGCGCGAGCTGACGGACGTAACCATCAGCGGCCTTGCTGACAATGACTATTTGCAATATGATTCGGCGTCGGGCACATGGCAAAACAGCACGCTAATCGTTGGCCGTAATGGTGAGCAATACACAGGCAACTACGACAGCGAAGCGGAAACTCTGCTGGACGGCGCTACGGAAACGGTGGAACTGTACTATACGGCACAGGCTGACGGCGACGGACTGCACGAAGACGCGCAGACGGACACGGCAACAACGGGCTTTGACATTCGCCGAAAGCTGTACTATGCAGAGAAGGCGCAGGCCGATCCGAACACCAGCGGCGACTGGACGCAATTTGCAGACATCGCTGATGACACGACGTATGCAAGCGCCAAGGCTACGCTGCTTGCGTACCTGAAGGCACGCACAGGCGGCACGGTTCCTATTAGCCTGAAAATGACGTGGGAGGAGGTAGCGGAAGCTCCCACGTTCACGGGCTTGCTGAATGAATCGTACGGAAGCGGAGCTGCGGCGGCATACGGAACCCGTCGCTTGAATGGAAATTACACGGGGGCTTGCATGACTATCCGCAGAGCTTCGGACGGCACGACCACAACGATTGGCTTCGATGGTGAAGACATCGATGAGGCAGCTATTACAACCTTCTGTACTGGCACTACGTGTACGGTACAGGTGTGGCACGACCAAAGCCAAAGCGGAGCGACGGGAAGCGGTAACGACGCAAGCCAAACGACACCAGCGAATCAACCGACTATCTACACGGGGGGAGCCTTGGTAAAAGATGGCGGGCGTTTGGCGTTGCAATTTGATGGAAGTGACGATTTTTTGGACAGCGCGTTAACAATAAGCACAACGAACATTGCAGTCAGTACAGTACAGAAATTTGAAAATGTTGCTGGCGGTCAGGTCAGCACAACGATTTCGCGAAAACCTAATGAGCAATTGTATGTCCTTTGGAATAATACTACAGGTAATTGGGACTTGCATTATAGAGGTGTAACCTCAACAGTATCTGCTGATACGAACCAAAATATTATCAGTTTCTACACCGATACAACAAACGCGCAATTTTATAAAAATAGCGCATCTATTGGTTCGAGTTTTACAAAGGGCGCAATTAGCAGCCTTGACCCCATAAGGATAGGAGCGTTTTCTACGGGTTCAAACGAAACACAGGTGGATTATCAAGAGTTAATTATTTGGCAATCCGACAAAAGCACCAACAGAACATCCATCGAGGGCAATGTTTCGGGGTACTACCAAAGCGCGAAACTCCTAGACGAGCAATACGGAGAGAATGCAGCAGCGGCATATTCGGTAAGACAACTCAAGCGAGATAATACCGATTGCATGGTGATCCGTAGGGCTTCCGATTCTACGACTACCACGATAGGATTTGACTCAAACGGAAACATCGACGAGGCGGCTATCAATACTTTCTGTTCAGGAACTACGTGCACGGTTCAAACTTGGAAAGACCAAAGCGGAAACGGGAATGATGCCACACAAGCAACCGCCGCAAACCAGCCGACTATTTACACGGGCAGCGCGATTGTGAAGGAAGCAGGCCAAGCGGCAGTTAGTTTTGATGGCGCAAGTACTTACCTAACCTTTTCAAATTTTGATTTTGCGTCGGGCATTTCCGCTTTTAATATTTACGCTCTCAACAGCTCGCCTGCAACATCAGATTTTTGGCATTCGTATTTCGTTAAGAATACAGGAGGCACGAATGTTTTTGGTTTAGAATTTAGCGGCAACACTTCATACGACACCAAAGGCGCAATACTTGGAAATAAAGCCGCGCCCAACGACACGGTTCTTGTTAATACTAACCAACACTTGCACACCAATATCTACGACGGTGCGGGTACTGCGGCGACTGACGTATTTATGTGGGAAGACGGGCAAAGTTTATCATTGACGGGCGTACAGAATTGGAATGCTATTGGCGGAGATAGTGCGATAGGATGGTGGACGAATGGCGGAGCGTCACAATATTTTGACGGCAAGCACCAAGAACTTATTTTCTACGCCTCCGACAAATCCACCGACCGCACCAGCATCGAATCCAACGTCGGCGACTACTTCACCCAAAACACGCCACTACTCGACACGTATACAGGAGCGGCGGCGGCCTACTCACTCCGCAAGCTCTCAAGCTCGTACAGCGGGTCAGCGATACGGGTACGACGGGCAAGCGACAACGCCGAATCTGACATCGGGTTCAATGTATTTGGCGAGCTTTCAACGGTAGAACTGGCGGCCTTCTGCGGTAGTTCTGACGGCTTTGTAAAAACTTGGTACTCGCAAGTCGGTACGGGCGTAGACGCGACGCAAACGACGGCGGCGAATCAGCCAAAGATTTACGACGGGACTACGGGCGTGGTGACCGATAACGGGAAGCCTGCCATGGATATAAATTCAGGTGATTCCTTTAGAGTTGCATCAATTACATTAAATACATATATGACTGTTTGCATTGTAACAAATCCCGATGCTGCAGCAGGTTTTTTATTAGAGCAAAGCGAAACATCGAATTCGAACGATGGTTTTTATTTCCACGCATCGACTGGAAACACCTTTAACATCCGTCGAAGTTCCAATTACAAATGGAATGCCGCAAGCGGTTGGATAGGAACGAATCAAAATCTTGCCACTTTAATTTCAAAAGCAACGCCTGAATTATACCAAAACGGAAGCGCGGTCAGTTGGAGTTTAATAAGCGGCTCCGATTTAGGCGATTCAAGCGCGACAGATGAATTGAATTTCTTTTCACGTAACCAAGCGTCGCTATTTTATGACGGAAAATTTCAAGAAATAGTAATTTTCAATTCCGACCAATCAAGCAACCGCACGAACATCGAGGACAACATCAACACCTTTTACAGCATCTACTAATGGCGCAGTACATCATAGTCCTACCCGAAGGAACGCTAACAAGCGAGAAACGCGCCAAATCAATTACGCGCGAACTCTACAACATTACAACGCCGCTGGCCGTGCAGGAGCCGTACCAAAAGGACGGGACGGTGTTCGGTGTGATTGAACACCCCGACGGCGTACAATTCGCTTTGCAGGTGGATACGGAGTACATGATTCCCGTACACGAACAGGCGACGCTGGAAAAGCTGGTGAGCCTTTTTCCAGAGCTGACAGCAGACGAGCGGTTTGCATTGCAGTCATACGTGCTGAACAGCCACAGCTTTCCATTCGCTGCGATCATACCCAGCACTGTAACCGTTCGGGATCAGCAGTATATGATTGACAACGGTTGGTTTGAAATTGACGATATTTGAACATGGAACAGATAACGGCGGCAATGATATTCGAGTTCATTGCATTGCTGGGTGGAGGCATCGCAGCATGGACAAAAATCAACCAAGAGGTGACCGTGCTCAAGTCGCGCATCATCAACCTTGAGAAGCGTGAAAACGACATGGCCAAGAAGCTTGACACTTTACTGGAGGCCGTCAATGAACTTAAGATACTTCTGGCGAAGAAAGGCATTTGATGCAATCAATGATTTTGCCGTAAATTGCACCCATGAAGCTCAAGCACTGGATCGAATTGCAGAAGAAAGAGGCCAAGAAACCCAAGGCCGAACCTGCACCGCGCAAGAAAGCGTCAGAAAAGAAAGAAGAAAAAGATAACACCGAATAATCATGGCTATTTTCAACGGCACTAATTTGGGTGTGTACATCACGACTGGATCACCAGCCGCTGACGTGCTCATCGCAGCAGCTACCGACTGCTCACTGTCTCTCAACATGGAGACCATCGACATCACAACCAAAGATTCCTCTGGATACCGTGAGCTGCTCGGCGGCTTGCGATCAGGTTCTGTAAGCGTCAGCGGTTTGATTGACTACCAAGACGCGTCAAACCAAGACGTCACGGACTTGTACGCAGCTTGGGAGAACCGCACATCATTGTCTTTGGTTTTCAGCAGCAACACACCAGGTGATGAGAAGTACAGCTTCAGCGGTTTCTTGACTAGCTTGGAGCAGTCAGGCGGCACTGAGGACACAGCTACCTATAGCGCTACTTTTGAAATCACTGGTACTGTAACTGAGGCCACTATTTAATGATTGAAATTAACGGCAACGAGTACCCTGTGCGCTACTCGATGAAGGCGCTCAAGAAGTTTGAACGCAAGGCGAAAGTCAACGTGTTTAGCTTATCAGATCCTTCAAAGCTCTCAGCCGATGCCTGCGCTTTCTTATGCTTTGTGGGCGTAGAATGCGGCTGCAACTTCGAAGGTGTCGAGTTCGACATGGAGTTGCAGGAGTTCGAGGAGCACATTACGCTTGCACACGTCACACAATGCTTTGATGTGCTTGGTGAATACAGCGACCAAAAAAAAGCGTAAACGGGGAGGACAAGCCAGTTGGATGGCCTGATGTTATACGGATGGGGATGGGTGTGCTGCACCTGTCCCCTTCTGCATTCTGGGATATGACGTTTGGCGAGTTAAGCCTCGCGCTGGACGCCAACCGTGAGACGGCAGAGATGGCCGAGCGGTTTCAGTGGGAGCGCACTAGATGGCTGGCTACAATCTACATGCAGCCCCATCTGCGGAAAGGCCGTAAATTGCGACCAAAGGATTTGATGCAGTTCCCGTGGGAGCGACCAAAGCAGAACGCAAAAAAATTAAGCAAACAGGAACTCATCAAAGCAATTAAAGAGCGCGACGAATGGCAAAGCTGAACGATCTCATAGTAACGATAGGCGCAACAACGCGCGATTTTGACAAAGGGCTTGGCAAGGCTATGCGCAAAATGCGCACGTTTGGCAAGAACACCAAAGCGCTGGGCAAATCGTTATCACGCAACCTGACCGCACCCATTGCAGCGATGGGCGGCTTTGCTGTAAAGGCTGCAGCTGACTTTGAGTTTGCGATGGCTAAAGTCAAAGCTGTCAGCGGATTCACCGCGGAAGAAGTTGGCAGGCTAGAAGAACAGGCTAAACAGCTTGGCGCTAGCACCTCAAAAAGCGCCTCGGAGGTTGCTGCGCTTCAATTGGAACTTGCCAAGTTAGGTAAGAGTAGCACGGAAATTGAAAGCATGACCGAAAGCGTGTTGAGCCTTGGTATCGCTTTTGATGAGGATTTAGGAGCGGTCGCGGAAACGGTCGGATCGACGTTAAATCAATTCGGACTTGATGCCAGCGAATCAGGCCGAGTCGCTGACGTGATGGCTACGGCTTTTGGTAGCAGTTCGCTCGACCTTGAACGATTCCGCGAATCTATGAAGGTGGCGGGGCCTGTAGCCAACGAATTTGGGTTTTCACTAGAAGAGACCACTGCTGTACTGGGTACGCTTGCGAATAGCGCAATAAGCGGCTCAGATGCGGGGACCAAGTTTAAGATGGCGCTGTCAGAATTGGCTGAGGAAGGCGACGGAGTCAAAGATACGTTCGTACAGCTTTTGAAAGGAAATATATCCTACACCGAAGCCATGGACGTCTTTGGTAAACGTGCGGCAATTCTTGGACCAATCTTAGGCAAGAACGGCGAAAAGCTCGCGGAGCTTCAAACGAAGCTCATGAATTCTTCAGGCGCTGCAAATAACGCTAGAAAAGTATTAGAGGACACAGCGATGGGCGGCTTTGCTGCCTTACAAAGTGCGGCGGAAGCGGCAAGCATTACAATGGGTCAGGCGTTGATGCCAACTGTTAACAAGGTAGCCAAATTCATCACTAATCTCGCCAGCGGCATTGCCAACATGAACAGTGAGACGCGCGAAAGCGTCATAAAATTTGTAGCTATTGCTGCTGCAATTGGTCCGCTGTTAGTGATACTGCCGTCGATTATTTCAGGGCTCACCATGCTGCTGTCGCCTGTTGGCTTAGTGATTGCCGCCATCGTTGGCTTGGGCATTGCCATCGTGACCTTTGCCGATGAGATTGCGCCATACATCACGGACGTCATCAACTACTTCATCACGCTCTACAATGAATCCGGCCTTGTGCGTGGCATCATTGGTGGCATACAAGGCACCGTTCAAGTGGTGTTTGACTTTTTCTTGTTTGCGGTCAATAGTGTCATCGGCGCCTTTCAAGATTTAGGCACCATCATTCAGGCTCTAATGACTGGCGACTTGTCGGCCATTGGTGATGCCATTGGCAATGCCTTTTCGAACGCAGTCGATCGCATGAGCGAGTTTGGCAAAAAAGCGGCTGAGGACTTTAATACGGCTGTACAGGATCACATTGAGCGCGAGCCATACAGCTTGGTGAGTGAGGAAAGCGTAAGAAAAACAGCAGAAACTTTGTTTGGTTTAACCGAGCTGATACCAACACTCGGTGGCGGCGGAGCAGGAACTGCTGGCGCTACAGGTGGCGGCGGTGGTGCAGGTGGTGCTGGCTTGCAACCAACTGACAACGGCATACCTGAGCCGCAATTAATACAACAGTCAAGTACTGCCGTCAGCGACTTAGCTGACAGTCAAGGCGACCTTAATAACGAAATCGGCATAAGCATAAGCATGGCGTCGCAAATGGAGTCGGCATATGTGGGCATAGGTATGGCCCTTGCTGGTCTAATTACTGGCACGATGACCATGGCCGATGTGTTTGGCCAAGCTATTGCAGGACTGGCAAACCTGTTAATTGATTTAGGTGCGCAATTCATTGCAGCTGGTGTAGCTGCGACGGCATTCTACGCTAACCTGATTGCAAACCCGCCAGCGGCAATTGCTGCAGGTGTCGGTTTGGTAGCAGCTGGTGCAGTCATCAAAGGCCTGCAGGCACGAATGGAGAGCAAACCGCCAGCGCTTGCACAGGGTGGCCTTGCCTTTGGTCCTACGCTTGCTATGGTAGGTGACAACCAAGGCGCAGGAGTTGACCCTGAGGTCATTGCACCACTGAGCAAGCTGCAGGACATGATGGGCGGCCAGCAGGTACAGGTAACAGGTAAGATTTCTGGACGCGACATCTTGCTGACCAGCGAGCGCAATGCAATTGACCGTAATCGTGTAAGAGGTTTCTAATGGCTGATCCAATACGTCTACACGCCGAGTTTCAGGACGACCTCGGCACATCGTACAAACTCAACATCCATCAGGCTGGCTTTGTTGGCAGCTCGACCGAGTTCAACCTCGGCGCTGACGGCTTTACCTTACGCTACAGCGGCAACAATGAGGACCGCATGCAGCCTATCATCGGCAGCGAGATGACGTTTACGCTCGTTGAAAACGTACAAGCGCACACGACGTTTTTAGAGGCATTAGCAACAGGCGAAGATGCCGACTATTCGGTCAGCATTTACAAGGACCCTGACGGCGCTAACACTTTGTTCTGGACTGGCGTGCTGCTGCACGAGCAGGTCCAGCTGCAAGATGAAGCCTACCCAGTCCAGAACAGCATGACGGCTGTGGACGACTTGGGCAACCTTAAAAATATCAACTACGATAACAACGGCACGCTGTACACAGGCCGCGACACCGTAGCCGAGCACCTCGTAAAGCTGCTTAATAAAACGCGTGCACTGCACGTATTTGACAGTACCGACGTGTTCCTGCGTTATGCCAATGACTTTAAGCCTACGACGTTTGCAAGCGTCAACCCGCTGATCGAGCTGGAGGTTGGGCACGCTGCTTTTTACAACATTGACGAAAGCGGCAGCACGCGCGGCATGGACTGCTTCGAAGTGCTCAAGAATTTTGCTATCACGTTTAATGCTCGCGTGTTCCTGCACGAGGGCTGTTTTTACTTTGTGCCCATTGGCGCTGTGATAAACAGCACAACGGTCAACCTTTACACTGTTACCAAGGCAGGCACAGTAAGCGCTTCAGCTACAGCTACAGATACACAGCTGACCGTCGACACTGACATGGTGCGCATGCGCGGCGGTGTGCAGACCTTCTTGCCACCGCTCAATAAAGTGCTGCGTACTTGGCGCACCGATGCTAACTTGCCTATGGTCGGCCCTAAGACCCAATTCCTAAATGCTACATCACAGCAGACAGAACTGGGTACAGAAATAAATGACAACAACCTGCTGTATGATAACGGTACGGAGTTCCGCTTGCGATTTAGGTACACACATGCTTATGACGGTGACGGCACAAGCACAGGTCAAGACGTTCCTGCACGCATTTTACTTAAGATGCAAATCAAGGTTGGAAGCTTGTACTACAACAACGCGGTGACCTTTGGCCCAAGCACTGTGAATGTAGGGTATTTTGGTGATACGTACACCTTAGACACGATGACGTTTAGTGCACCAGCATGGTCAGGAAGTGCAGGCTATTTCTACTTTGCCGTGACGCCGACACCAGCATATTTAAACAGGAACAACGGCCTGTTCTACAATATGACGTTCACGCCGCAAGGCTTTGCAAGCATCGCTCAATACAATCAACCCGTGCTAATTGACTTGAATGGCATAACAAGTGCGCAAACAGGCGTAACAGTTACGGTCAACGTAGAAGGTTACGACCACGATGGCACGCTAATCACGGACGTAACAGGCACAGACGCATATGGTAAGCTGTCTGACTTTAGTATGCACATTGTTAACGGCAATGCAACGAACGGCGACCGCGTAGTGTATGCGGCCGTGACGACGGCAAACAACCAAGAAACGCTGACGCAGGACGAGGTAGTGATTGGATCAAGCGCATTCGAAGATTACCGCAACATTTACGAGAACAACAGCTCACCAGCACAACCAGTTGACAGCTTTGCCAGCTTTGCAAATAGCTCGGCGACGTTGAGCATTCACCAGCTTGGCGTCAAGGAGGTAATATCAGGCCAAAACTTTAGCACGCGAGTAAAGCGCGGCAGTTTTTACAAAGCGTTCGTTAGTCCGTTTCATGCTTTGCTGTTCAATACTCGCAATTTCTTACCGTTTGAAACATCGTTTCTAGCTCGCGCTGTTGAGGCTGAATATGAGGCTTTCCACATTACGACTGACAACACCAACGTGAGCACGCCAGACGTCGAAATCATAGACGACCACACGCCGATTGACGACAGTGAGCCAGTGTACGACTTGCGCAATACATTTACGCCGTCAGAAGGCGACATACCGCCCAACATTTTCCAGCGGTTTCTGCAGCAGCCAATCACAGATGTCGAAAATCGCGACGGCGGGACGTATGATATACGCAGCACTGACACCTTAATATTTAATTCATGGGCTGGACCTAATGGCAGCAGCACGATCAACTTGCCACCAACGTCTGGAAACGAGGGCCGCATCATACGCTTTAAAAGTGACAGCACCATATCTGCAAATAATTACGTGCGTATTAGACCTGACGACGTCAGTGAGACAATTGACGGCGCGACCTCTTACGACTTTGACCGCAGCTACGACGGACTGAGTATCTTGTGCCATGACAGCAAGTGGTTCATCATCCAGAAAAAGGAAAAATGATATACATTATCTTAGCCACAGTTTTAGCTAACATGATATACAAGGCCTATATTTATGGCCGTGGTGATGTGGCTGACGTCATTATTTTTATTGCAGCTTTCTCAATAGCCCTACAATGAGATACTTCAATTATCATGAGTTCGACAGCCCCGACGCAATCGGCAGCGGCGAGCAAATGATGGACGAGGTATTTCTGGAGATGCTGGACAAAGCCCGACACCTCAGCGGCATACCCTTTCGCATAAACTCGGGATACAGAACGCCCGACAGAAATCGCAAGGTAGGCGGCAAAAAAGACAGCGCACACCTTAAAGGCTTGGCTGCAGACATACACTGCGTAGATTCACGGAGCCGCGCGTACATCATTGGCGGACTGGTAGAGGCAGGATTCAATCGCATTGGCATAGCAAAGACATTTATCCACGTTGACGACGACCCAAGCAAGGACCCAGACGTGATCTGGCTATACACATGAAGATTGAACAAATCAGCCGCACCGTCCACAGCGTAAAGTTGGACAAACACCCGCAGCGTATGCTGTTTATTTCTGACGTCCACTACGACAGCGTAAAATGCGACCGCGTAATGCTGCGCAGGCACCTCGATGAAGCTAAGCGCACCAACACGCCTGTGTTCATATTTGGCGACTGGTTTGACCTTATGGGTGGTAAGTACGATCCGCGGTCTAGTTACAGCGATATACGCCCAGAGTACAAGAGTATCACGTACCTCGACGACGTCATCGAAGACAGCGCCGAGTTCCTTATTAAGTACAAGGACGTCATCAAGTTCTTTTGTCGTGGCAACCACGAGACGAACATCGAGAAGCGCATGCACACCAGTCCGCTTGACCGCGTGGCGTACATCGTAAACAAGAACGGCGGCAACATCACAGTGGCTGGTTATTCTGGTTGGCTTTGGATGCAGATGTACACTAATAGCAAGCGGCGCAGCTCGACGTTCGTGCACTATCACCACGGCATGGGCGGCAACGCACCACGGTCAAAGGGTGTCCTCAGAGTTGACATTGACCAGATGCAGTTTAAGGACGCCAGCCTAATTGTGCGCGGCCATACACATCAGAAGTGGCACGTACCAATCACCTCAGACCGCATCAGCCGTTTTGGTAAGCTGTACCAAGACAGCGTCCACCACCTGCAGCTGGGCAGCTACAAGATGCTCGGCGACCGCTTTGCTGGTTGGGCTACCGAGAAAGGATTTAACACGCCACGGCTGGGCGGTTGGTTTGTTACTTTGCATAACTCTCACCATGATCAACCTTACTGGAAGGTCGAAGAAGCGCAATGAAGCCAAAGTACACCATTCGAACCAGCAGCCGCGTCGTATTTATAACACCTACGCGCGTTTACAAGATACCTGTCAACCGTCGCGGCTGGTTGCAAGGACTAAATGAGCGCAAAGCGTGGAAGCGTTACAAGGATAGTAAACGACTTGCGCCTTTGCTCTGGGGCTTTGGTGGCATCGTGTGCATGGTTCGCGTAACTCAATTACACTTCGTAGGTCTGCACCACATACAAGCGCTAAAGAATTTAATTCCTGCACTAGACATTGAGCGCTGCGATCTGCACAACCCTGCTAACTGGGGATACTATAACAATCGCACCGTGTTGCTTGACTATGGTGTTAATGCGCAAGTGGCTGCCATGTATTGACTACCTTGCATCAAATTGTTAGACATGAACGAACTCATCACACAATACTGGGCCGAGATTGCACTGGCCGTTTTGACTGCAGCTGGTACCATCACTGCACTGACTGAAACCGAGAAGGACGACAAGGTCGTGGACATTCTCAAGCGCATCGTCAACGCTGTAGTCCTTGGACGCAGCAAGCGGCGCAATAAGGAATAAGTCCTATATTTGTAACGGTTCAAGAACAAGTAGGACAGTTTTTCATCGTTTTCATTAGGTTTTAAGCGGCATTTCCAACGGGGAGTGCCGCTTTTTTTGTGCAAGCATTTGTATGTTTGTGTAAAAAGTTGTACATTTGTAGAAACCTTTAAACATTTACGATGAGTAAAAAGAAGAACTTAGCACCAATTGGCAGCATTGAAACACGAACGGATTTAACGTTTAACGTGACATACCATGTTTGTGTCAATCATTACAAAGGACGCGAGCACTGGATACAAGCGACAGGTCAAGAGGAAGCTATGCGAGCCAGCAAACAGTTGCAAAACCTGTAAGCAATGGAAGACCAAATCCTGCTGAAACTTGACGACGGCCTTGAGATGGTCGTGACTTTTGAAGTCGAAGCTGGCGAGGAGGCCACACACATCTCACCGAGCCATCCAGCAACCGTGCGCATTCTGCGTGTGGTGCTCTGGCAAAAGAATCACACCAGCTTTGAACGGATCGACATCACCTGTGCCGACGACAACTTGCTGGACTGGAACCACGAACGCATTGAACAAGAAATATGGGAACACCTCGAAAACCAATAATAATGAACAAGCCTATCTGTGTGCGCAGCAGTGTGCACGTTAAACCCACGCGCGACTTTAACCACCAGCAGCAGGAGCTTGCTGAACAGAAGCGCTTCGAACGATTGATGGAACAATTCAAAGCCGACCTGATTGCGGCATACACGAAAAAAGCATGAGCGTAATTGATGAACTCAAGGCGCTGTCGAAAAAGTACGACATGCGACCTGATCACTTCCACAAGGACCCACGAGGCTTTGTGATTATGACGCGCCGAGGCGTCGAGCACGTACAAGCCAAAATAAAGGCCGTGGTGACCTTCGAAACGGTGCCCGAATGGTCTGACCCCAGCGAAGGGAGATATTGCGTTAAAGCGCACGCAAAATGCGAAATAGGGCACGTTGAGACATACGGCGAGGTGAGCAAGAGCAACAACCGCAATGCGTACCCCATCGCCATGGCCGAGAAGCGAGCGCTATCTAGAGCCATCCTGAAGCTTGCAGGATTTTACCAGCTTGAAGTATACGGAGAGGATGAACTTCAATGAACTGGACGCTTTCTTTGACGACGTCGAGGCTGATCAGCAGGCGCATCAGGAGACCCTCAAAGACTACGCGCTGTACCTGCTGGAGAACAGCACCATGCGCGACGACGACGACGGCCTTGAAGACGAGATAATTGACACGGAGCCAACGCTGGAGCGCTGGCGAGAGATATTTGAGCGCTTGAAGCTCAACCAACTACGGACAATCGACCTGCCTAACTGGTCACAAACATCATTTAACAAATCATACAAAGACAATGGAGTTGACAATTGAGGGCGTTATTCACCGCATCTGCAAACCCATCGAGTTTGACAGCGGATTTCGAAAGTGCGAGGTGCACATCGTAGTAGCAGACGGACAATATCCGCAGACGATACCCGTGGAGTTCCTAAAGGACGACGTGGACGAAGCGCTTGGCCTGACCGTGGGTGCAAACATCAAGATGCGTTGCAACGTGCGAGGCAAGGAGTGGAAAAAGGAAAGCACTGGCGAGGTCAAGGCGTTCCTGTCACTGGTGCCTTGGAAGTACGAGATAGTCGAGCCTAAGAGCATCCGCGAAACCGTGATCGAGGACAGCAAGAAGAACCCACCACAGGTGGACGACATGCCTTGGTGATGTATAAGGTCAAGCTGCACCAACAACGCACCAGCATACGCTTTGAACGAACCGACAGCATGCTGCGATACATCCAGCGCCTGAACGATCAAGGCGTAAAGTTTGAACTACAATTTGAGAGAGATGGAGATGAACCTGAAAATGTACCTGCAACACCACTACGGTAGCCTGACGGCATGCGCTGAGGCTATCGAGGTAAGCAGGAGCACCTTGCACAACTACGTGACCAAGGACCCAGAGGGCGTGCTGCGACACACCAGCCGCCTCATGAAGAATGAAAACATAAAGCCGCAGGAACTCGTCCAAGCGGTAGAAACAACTAAAAACCAAGCGTCATGAATGATCGCGAATTTGAAATTTTTAAAATGCTGTACGCAATCCATATCGAAGGAGAATTGATTGCAGATGACATTGAGCATGTAGGTAGTATTGCCTGCGAAGTTGTAAAGTACGCAAATAGAGGTGCTTTAAAGTATCACAGCGCTAAGATTGATGCAGCGTAAGTACGTGAGCATACCGATTGACATCTGGAACCTGAGCGAGCTGCACCCCAACGAACGGGTGCTGCTTGCTGAGGTCGCCAGCTTTAAAGAGTGCTTTGCAGGAAACGATCACTTCGCGAAGCTGCTGAACGTATCCGAGGCGACCGCCAGAGGCTACATCAGCAACCTCATAAAGCGCGGATACCTTATCCGAGAGGGCAGCAGATACAACCGACGACTGCGTAAATCTGCGCAAACGAATGCGCAAAATAGCGCAAACGAGTGCGTAAATCCGCGCAAACGAGTGCGTAAATCTACGCAAACGAATGCGCAGAATTCAGCACATACTAATACATATACTAATACACCTACTAAGTCAATTACTAAAAGCGCACAAGTGCGCGGTGTGGTGTTGCCGTATGAAACCGAAAAATTTAGAGAAGCATGGACCGAGTGGCTGGAGTACAAGCGCACCGATCACCGCTTCCAATACAAAACTGCACAGAGCGAACAACGTGCACTAATGACACTAGCAAATGAACACACTACAGAAAGCAGAGCAATCGAGGCAATTCATACAGCAATTGCAAACGGATGGAAAGGCCTCGTATTTGGTCCATCCAAGAGCAGGCGAACTCGAACCAGCGGAAAGGCAGCGCTTGAAGGAGGCGAGCTTGGCGATCAGCTTAGAGAGCTTGCAGAAACAGGAAATATCTCAGGTGACAATCGAAACCGCCTTTAAAGGCACTAACGTCCGCACAGCGCTCAAGCTAGACGAGCAGGCGACCCGTGCGGCGCTTATTGCTATGCTGGCAAAGTGCGTGCGATTCGTAGACGCAAACAAGACGCTGACCGAGGGCGACGAATACAAGATGGTGTTGGACGAGCTGGTCAAAGGCTTTCCGACGTTTACAATTGAAGACTGGCGGCTGTGCCTGTACATGATGGCCAAGGAGACCTTTGGAGGCTACTACGAGCGCCTGAAACTCGCGCAATTTGTGGAGTGCTTTACCAAGTACGAGCAACTGAAGCAACCAGTAGTGACCAAAATACGGCAGGACGAAGCGGCGGACTTTGAACGCATGCGAACGGAGGCGCTTCGACACATCACGCCTGAGTTTGCAACCGAAATAAACCCGATCGCGGCACGCGTGTCACCACAGGACTGGATGCGAGGCGAGAACCGCCTAACGTACACGGAGCGCGAGGAGATGGAGAACAGACAAAAGCAAAAACGCTGGCAAGAGGTACACAACATTTACACACCACCAAAAGACAACGAATGAAACGCCTACACACACAATTTCTGAGCGACGACGAGCTGCAATACTTTTACGACAACGTAAGGATGCGCAAACAGCTCGAAAACGCCTTACACGAACACGAGAAAAGCGTTATCAACAAGCTGGCGGCCATCATACCCGTCAGACCGCACGAAAAAGCGTACATGTGCGTAGAGCGCAACCCAAACGGCCACGAATGGCACACCGACACAGGCACAATGGGACATATGCAGTGGTGTCAAGTCGGCGTGATTGTGATGCTGTCAAAAATTACGCAGTACGCAGGCGGTTGGATATGCTACGACGGGTTCACGCTTGGACTCAATCAAAACGAGCTGATATATCACACCAGTGACGTGCGGCACAAAGTTGAACCACACACGGGCGACCGTCGTGTACTACTTTTTTTCTTATGACTGACCTTGAACGCTTTTGGCACGACCTTATCGACGGTCGGCGCTACATCATCAACGAAGTGTATGGGAACGAGGCTATGCTCAGATACAGGCCGCATCCAAAGGAGAAAGAATACTTTCTCGCTAACAACGGGCGCGTATCGTACAGCATCGAGGTTTCAGAGCACACCCGTAGTTTTTGGGATATGTGTGAACGCATGTACGGACACAAGCGGCTGGCGTACGAGGACCGCCTGACCAAGAACAAGATCAAGGCACAGAGCTACCCTGAGTACAAGAAAGGCAAGGCAGAGCGTGCAGCATTGGCGGCAAAGATTCGCGGCGTAATATTGGACCATGCCCAAACAACCGAAGAAGAAAACACTGAAACGCCAGCTTGATGCGATATTTAGCAAATACATCCTTCATTCGAACGCAGACAGTGACGGACACGTCACCTGCATTACGTGTCAAAGACATCTGCCCATCGCACAAATGGACTGCGGGCACTTTATCGGCAGGCGAATCGAGTGCCTACGATATGATGAGCATAACGTTGCCCCGCAATGTCGATATTGTAACCGCTTCGGGAAATATGGTCGAGGCGAACAGTATTTATTTGGGCAAGCGCTGGAGAGAGTGGAACGAGGACGGGCACAAAGACTTATGGACAAGGCTCGAAGAGGCGGCCAACTTAGCAGAGCTGACCTTGGAAAACTGTTGCAGCACTACCGTAGACTATACGCACAACATCGAGAAAGAGTTGATGATGAAGGACGACCTCCTAATTGAGTTAATGCGCACGGCACGCAGGGCAATACTTCGCTGCAATGCAGACAGTGTGCAGGACAATAGAGCGCACAAGCAGACACTGAAGCGGTTGAATGACGCGCTATATCAAATGACAAAGCACAACGGATACAACCTGAGCTAATGCCCACAATACCCCGTAAGCAGACGCCCGACCCACGCAAGAAGAAGCAGCAACGCGATCGGCCACAAGACAAACGCTACTGGTCTGGCGCTTGGCGACGTGCACGGCTGGCTTACATCAAGAAGCATCCGACTTGCGTGGTGTGCGACAGGCTGGCCAAAGTGGTGGACCACATACAACCAGTTAGGCTAGGCGGTGAGTTCTGGGACAGCAGCAACTGGCAGAGCATGTGCGAGAGGTGCCACAATGCCAAGTCAGGCCGCGAAGCGCACGAGGGATAGGGGGTTTCAAAATCGACAAGCGGAAACTACAGCAT